AAAGTATTAGAGTTTTATTTTTCTAGAAATTCAATACACAATAATCCATTCCGATTGTCATGTCGATATTCATGGCTTCGTTTTCAGTGTCCCAATTCATATCTCCAAATGATGCATCTTTTATAAATGCTCCTTTAATGATCCATTCTGAAACAACATCCCCTACAGGACCTAATACATCAATAGTTAAATCTTTCTTATAAAAATCACTATATCCATCTCTACCGGTTACAGATTCATGGTGTAATCTTACCCACTCCATAGTAGCCTGAGCTCCTGATGGTGTGATTGGATCAAACAATTGCATTGTAATATCATTCCATGCTAACTTACCTTTAATTTTTCTATAGGTGTTAATATGATTAAGTTTAATTTCATCTTGAGAGAAACCTAATCCACTAATACCCTTGATGATATAGGATGGAATCCCGTCCACATACATAATAAACCTATTTGCTTGTTTTGGTTCAAATGCTGTGAAAAATATTTCGTTTGGATCTAATACTGCCATTTTATGTTATTTTTATTTTTTTATTCAATTATAAATATTACTTAGTTTAACTTTTATGCAGGGAATTCAACTCCTGTTGGAAGTATGTTAAAATCTAGGTAAATGAATTCTGCTGTTTTAGTTGGTTGAACGTAAATAGCGCCTCTTAACTCATTTCTATCAACTACGTCGGGACCATTGTTTGATTCGTTCATAACAACTTTAAACGCGTATAAACCCTGTCTTTGTTGTACTGACTCCAAATATGGGTTTGTTTGAGCTAAGAAGATATTTCTTGTTGCTGCTGAATTTTGTTCAAATACTAAATTGTCTGCTACTTGAGATATATAGTTTTTAAGTGCAATTAGCAATCTTCTAACATTTACTCTATCTAAAGCACTTGCTTGAGTTTGTAATGTTTTCTGACCAAATACTACAACTCCTCTTCCTGGGAATGTTGCTATAGGATTTACTTTATTTTGATATAATGTATCTCTATTATTTTGAGTTAATTTTCTTTCTGCTTGTACAACAACACCTAATCCACCTCTATTAATACCTGCAGGTGCAAACCATGCTTCTGCTGTTCTATCATTTGAAGCATAAACTCCTGGAATTAATGTTGATGCTGGAACCCATACTCTTTGTCCTGAATCTGGATCTGTTACCATACACCATGGCCAATATGAAGCTGCATATGATGTGTCTTTACTAGCTGCTGTTTGTGAAACTGCTGTTATTGAAGAATCATACCCTTCAAGATCTAAAATTACGATATTATCACCTCTATTTTCTGTATTTGCTACTAGAGTATTTAATACTGAACTGTAATCTGCTTGATATAAACCTGGTGCTGAAATTAAATTATATCTATAATCATCTTTATTGGCTAATAAATTAAAGGCTGTAGTGTAATTACCACCAACTAATCCTTGAGTATCATTACCATCAATTTCATTATAATATTTTCCATCTCCAGTTAATATAGTTCCTAAAGCATCTCCAAATGTTCCAGAAGCTGCTAATGGGATAGAAGCTGTAAATTGTGTTTGTGCTGTTCCACTATTATCAAAATAGTTTGGAGTTTTATAATTTACTTCTTTTACTCTTATGTATCTTGAAGCATTTGGATAAGATCCTGATGTTTGTAAATATACATCTGCTGTTCCAACTCCTCTTACTACTTTTTTCTGATCACCAATTATTCTTGAAATATAATTTGATGATTTTGGATCTAATGATACATTATTAAATGATTCAAGAACTGATTTTGCTCTTGTAGTATCATTACCTTGTCTTACAATTACACTAAATGTACCTGAAGCTGTGTCTGGTGATGTTATTTCCCATCTAAGGTTATTATTTGAACCACTTACTAAAGCACCTTGTGAATTTTCAGAACCAGCACTATTCATAATAATACCTTGACCAATTGATTCTAATGTAAAAGCATTTGCATCTACTATATCGGCGTCTACTAATGTTAACACTAAATCAGCTGATGGAGTACCCATACTTGCTGCTGCTACTGTTAATGTATCTCCTACTGCGTATCCTGTACCTGCTGTAGTAACTTGTGTTCCTAAAGTTTCAACAAATAAATCTCCTGCTACTAATGTGAATATTGGATCCGTACCTCCAGCTCCTGAAGCTCCTAATGAACTTGAAGGGAAAGTAATTGTATCGGCTGCTGTAAATCCTGATCCTGTTGTTGTTACAGTAATTGAGGATACGGTTGTTGCATCCGATAATACTACAGTTGCTAAACAAGTTGTACCTGATGCGCTTCCTGTTCCTAATACAGCTGTATATGTTGCTGCTGCACCTCCAGCTACTTGAGTAGTGATTGAAGGTAATAAAGCATCTGCTGTTGCAAGTAATTTACCATTTGCACTTGAAGCTGTAACTGCTAATACTATACCTGTTCCTGCTCCACTTGTAGTTGGGGTTGCTGTACTTTCAAAAAGCGCTCCACCTTCACCACCTGATGTAAGAGAACCAAATATATTTGTTCCTGCATTAACTGCTCCACTTTCCTGATCATTAAAGATAGTTGATGAAGTAGCTTCAGTAAATGAACCTGATTGAACTCTTGTTACCAACAATGTGTTACCTCCATTTTGGAAGTAATTATATGCTGAAATAGATGTTAAAAATGTATATTGATCCGATCCACTATCAAAAGTTGTACCAAAATCAGCTTGATATTCACTGTAGGTAGTAATTAATCTTGGGATATTTACCTGGCCTTTAACTGTAGGGCCTACTAGAGCAGCTCCAGCTTGGATAGGTTGGGAAGTTATTTGAGATTGATCATTCTCTCTCGCTAATACTCCTGGGGAAATTAATGTTTCTGCCATTTTATATAGTTGTTATTATTTTGATAATAAATATATGTTTCTTTGTTAAAAATTTATTTATTTGGAATAAATTCACCATTTTCTAAAGAAATAGAACCATTTCCATATTTTTCTTCTAATTCTTTACCTAATTTTATTTCTTTTTGTTGTATTTGAAATATATTATTTTTTTATTGTTCTTTTTGTTAGTTAATAGTCATTATTTGAATCTTTATTTTTTCTA